CGATTACAGGATTATTGCTAGTCACATACTCGTAACCCATTTGAGTATACGGAGTACCGTTGCTTGACCATTTTTGTGTAGAACCATTAATAGAAATGGCTGCACGTTTCTCATCTGGGAATGAGATACTGCCTTTAACTGCTGTTGCACTGAACGCCATGATGTTGTCATCCTTTCACAGAGGCTATCTGCCTCTTTGGCATTTATGACAAAGAGCAGTAGCCAGTCACCATCTCGCACTTCTTGCCAACAGGAACCGATAGAAACAGTCACACCCAAACAGACAACCTGACTTCTGCCAGGGCAGCATAGTTATGGTTACGTTGGGCAAGTCTGAGTATGCCACGCAGTGGCTGCGAGGACTTGCGTCTGCAAAAACCCTGCACCGCGTAGCGGTGGGCCGCCGTAGGCGGCAGGGTTGTGAGCGTAGCGAGCAACCCCAGGGTTTTTAACCGACGTACGACTGTCGTATGTATAGGTTGATTATGTATTTTTGTTACAGATACAGGGGGATATGTATAGTTTTGTGTAACGTTTTGGTAACGTTTATAACTTTTTGGTTAAGTGTTGTCCGTTTTTGTATTTTGGACGGATTAGTATATAGTGAGGGGTCTTTTAGACCCCGAACCTGGTTTACTGTACGAGCCCCCTAAAGGGGCTCGTCCGTATATAGTATTTGAGTTGTTACAGTAGCGTATATTTAGTTGTTACACAGTTAACGTTTATTAATGCGGGGGCATATATTTTATGGCTAAGTTTCAGTCTGGTGCCCAGCATCCTTTAATTAAGGACACTGTTGAGGCTAAGAGTAAAGTGTTGTCTCATGTTAGGGATGGCATTAGTGTTAAGCAAGCAATGGGTCTTGTGGGGCGCCAAGAGGGCACCTTGCGCCAGTGGTTGTCTAGGGATGCTAAGTTTGCCTCTGCTTTAGAAGATGCCAAGCAAGAGGGTGCTACTAGGGATTTAAGTGGCGACAAGTTTTCTTTTGAGTTTTCTGAGTTTTCTAAAAATTTTTTGAACAGTCAGGTGTTTCCTCATCAGCAGAATTGGGTTGATGTTTTGGAGGGTCGCCCGCCTTCTTGGTTGCATCCGTCTATGACGTATGAGCCTTCTGATGATAAGACTCGTTTGTTAATTAATGTGCCCCCTGAGCATGCTAAGTCGACTACGATTACCGTTAATTATTCTACTTACAAGATTTGTATGGACCCTGACAATACTCGTATTATTGTTATTTCTAAAACCCTGACTAAGGCTCAGGAGTTTGTTTATTCTATTAAGCAACGTTTGACTCATCCTATGTGGGCTAAGATGCAGGCTACTTATGCTCCTCCTGGTGGGTGGCGTGAGGATGCTGATTCTTGGAAAGCCAACGCTATTACTCTTTCTCGTAACTCTACCGAAAAAGACCCAACGGTTCAAGCCCTTGGTATTGGTGGTCAAGTGTATGGTGCCCGCGCTAACTTGATTATTCTTGATGATTGTGTGACTGGTGCTAATGCCCATGAATGGGAGAAGCAACTTGAGTGGATTCAGAAAGAAGTTATTACTCGTCTAGATGATGAGGGTGTGCTTCTGGTGTTGGGTACACGTTTTGCTGCTAATGACCTTTATCGTGAGATTCGTAATCCTAAGCATTGGTCTAATGGTAGGTCTCCGTTTACTTATTTTGCTATGCCAGCAGTTTTAGAGTTCGCTGAGGATACCCATGATTGGGTTACTTTGTGGAATAAGACTGACCAAAAGTCTGGTTCTAAAGAACCTGATGCTGATGGTTTTTATACTAAGTGGGACGGTCCAGCCCTGTATCGTCGGCGCGGTGAGGTGACTCCTAGTACTTGGGCTTTGGTTTATCAACAACAAGACATTCAGGAAGACTCAATCTTTCGCCCTGTCCTTGTTCAAGGTTCTATTGATGGTAGACGCAAAGTTGGTACTTTAAAGTTCGGTGCCCCAGGTCATCCTTATGAGCGTGGTAACTATTACACCGTTATAGGTGTTGACCCTGCTATGACTGGTAACACTGCTGCTGTGTGTGTTGCTTTTGATAGGGATACTCATGAGCGTTGGATTCTTGATGTTTGTAACATGGTTGACCCTAATCCTCAAAAAATTCGAAGTCTGTTTGAAGACTGGACTGTTAAGTATCAGCCTAACGAGTTGCGTATAGAAATTAACGCCCACCAAAAATCTTATGCTTTAGACACTGAACTTAACCAATGGCTTGGTTCTCGTGGTGTTCAGTTAAGACCCCATTTCACTGGTAAGAATAAGTGGGATGAATCTTTTGGTGTAGCATCTATGGCTGCTTTGTTTGGTACTGAACGTGATGGTAAGTTTCAAAAAGATAATCTTCTTAAACTTCCAAGTACTGAAGGTAATGAGCATGTTAAGGCTCTTATTGAGCAGTTAATTACTTGGGACCCTAGTGCTAAGAAGTCTCAAAAAACTGATTGCGTTATGGCTTTATGGTTTGCCGAGATTCGTTTTAAAGAATTAATTCAACAATCAGGTTATATGCAGAATCATTCATATAATCGTTATGCAACTAAGAAAAACATTTCTCAACGTGGTGTTGTGAATTTAGATGAACTGGCTGCGGCGCAGCACAGTGAACAATATTTATAGGAGTTTGAATGGCACTTGATGTGCAACAAATTGCAGATAAGGTTGAGGCGTTAAAGCGTCGTAACCAAGGTCGCGATGTGCGTATGGCAAATGTTTTGTCTGTTCGTCGTGGCGAAATATCTAACGTTTATCCAGACTTTTTCCCTGAAGGTATGCCTTCACCAATGATTGCTAACTTTATCGATGTTGCAGCACGAGATTTAGCAGAAGTACTTGCCCCTCTCCCTAGTTTTAACTGTGCAACAGTTAACATAAATTCTGACCGCGCTAAGGCGCAGGCAGATAAACGCAGCATGATTGTAAATTTTTATGCTCAATCATCACGGCTGCAGACACAGATGTATACAGGGGCTGACTGGTTTCTTACATATGGCTTTTTGCCAATCGTCGTAGAATTAGATGTTAAAGATAATCAGCCCCGCATCCGTGTCGATAACCCTCTGGGTGCATACCCAGAGTTTGACCGTTTTGGTCGCGTAACTTCTTACGCACGTAGATATGTTAAAACTATTGCAGAGTTAATTGCAGAGTTCCCTGAATACGAAAATCAAATCATTGGACCTATGGGTCGTGATATGACTGATTTGTATTCGTTACTTGAAATGGTTCGTTACGAAGATGACGACCAAATTCTTTTGTATCTTCCTGAAAGAACTAATCTTGTTTTAAAACGCACACCTAACCCTCTTGGTGAGATTATGGTGCGTGTTGCACGTCGTGCAAGTATTGATGAAGAACCACGTGGACAGTTTGATGATGTTGTTTGGGTGCAACTTGCTCGTGCACGTTTTTCTTTACTAGCATTAGAAGCAGCAGAGAAATCTGTTCAGGCTCCGTTGGCATTGCCTAACGATGTTCAAGAATTAGCATTTGGTCCCGACGCAGTTTTGAGAAGTCAAAACCCTCAACTAATTAGAAGAGTCGGTTTAGATTTACCAAACGCAGCATTTACTGAACAGGCAGTGTTGCAACAGGAAATGCGTTTGGGCGCACGTTATCCAGAAGGTAGAACTGGCAACATTGATGCCAGCATCATTACTGGTCAAGGCGTCCAAGCGTTACTTGGTGCTTTTGATTCACAAATCAAAGCAAGCCAACAAATATTTACTCAAACATTTGAAGACGTATTAAGTCTATGTTTACGCATTGATGAAAAGATTTTCCCATTTGATAAGAACGTTCGCGGATACAATGATGGTTCACCTTATGAACTTAAATACAATCCAACTAAAGACATTAAAGGCGATTACACTGTAGAAGTTCGCTACGGTTTAATGGCAGGACTTGACCCATCTCGTGCATTAATCTTTTCACTACAAGCCCTAGGCGGGGACCTTGTATCTAAAGAATTTGTAATGAGTGAATTACCATGGTCTGTTAACGTAAGTAAAGAACAAGAACGCATTGATATACAAAAGATGCGTGATAATTTGAATCGTGCAGTTAACGCTGCTGCTGGTGCAATTCCTGAAATGATTGCTACAGGACAAGATGTTTCTGTTTTGTTAGGTAAATTTGCTGATATAATTGATAAACGACGCAATGGTATTTCTATTGAAGATTCTGTTAAGCAAGCATTTGAACCTGAACAACCTACTCCAGCAGAGGCTGCCGCTCCTTCACAGCAGGTTGTAGCGCAACCGTCCCCTCCAAGCGCTCCCGCTGGTGGTCCTGCTGGAGCCCTACCTCCAGATTTAGCAGGAATTATGGGACAGTTAGCGGGATAAAATGGCAAAGCGTACACAATCTGATTACGTAAAAATGTTTCAAGATTCGTTAAATGGCTTTGTGCAAGACCTACACCCATTGGGTGGTATGGCAACAGCCGTCATAACAGTTGTTGAAATGATTAATTCTGAAGGAAAATATTTTTTGCACGTAATAGATGACGGTAAGTCTCCAAATTGGAAACTTAAAGGAATGCTAGACGCAGCACACATTCAACTAGACGATAAAGAATTTGATGAGGACGAAGATTAATGGCAATTAGAGAACAAATATCAGGTCCTGGTAGTAATTCCAAAAGAACTGATTTAAATGTTTCTAGACAACCAGCAAGATACATGGCTGG